GACGTCTGTTAACCACAGTTTGAAAGTCAACGGTGTCAAAATCCACAGCCTAATCTTTAACCAGAACTAACCAATGAGCGACACCATCAAAAACCGCCTTGAAAACTTGTATGATGTTTTAGCCTACGATAGCGATCAACAAACATTTGGAAGAGCCGCCTGTTTTACAACCAATGAACGGATTTGCATTAACCAGGAACGAGGCAGTTTATTAAGTCAAATAAACCCCGACAATAAAGAGCCGGACATTCGAGATTACAAATGTCCTCCAAGGCTTGAGAGTAAAATTCGTTTCATAACCCAAAAAGTAACAGATATTAATTTAATAACAAACTAAAATAGCTAACTCCTGAGTTTTGGCTAGCACTATTCCAGACACAAAAGAGCTTTTATAGCCAATTTTATCAGGGATTAACTTTAATTTTACTTGATATACATTATCTTTTTTATCTGCCATTTTATCTAGTTTTAAATGTTGCTTTTGTGTGTGTTTTGAAAGCCGCATTCTCTATCACGGATTTCTTGTAATTATTGAAGGCCATTGTTTCCTGTGTGGTAAACTCTTGCCGTGCAATCCAATTGCCGTTCGTGTCTTTATAGATTTCCTTGCCGTTGACGTTGTAAGATTCGTGATCTATGATTGGTATTATTTTTACGCTCATTTTCGAGTTGTTTAAAGAAGGTTTTGATTTTGAATTGTAGCCAAATGAAATATTCAACGATGGCTTTTCCGTTGAGTACTGCTATCAAAATTATTAATAGCAGTACGGTGCTGTGGTCGTTACTCGGTTGCATCTTCTACGGGAATTACTTCGCTAAAAAATTCGAACTTGTAACCGCTCAAAAAATCTACCGAAGACATTGACAAGGGCACATTGGTTTTAGATCCATCTTCATTAATCAATGAAGCTTCGATAAACCAAGAGGAACGCACAGGCTTATAAGATGCCGCGATAATGGAAACTCCATCGGTAAACTCTTCATTGTCGAAATCCTTGGTTAGCTTTTGAAGTTCCAGAACTCGGGAACCTTTCAAGTTGCCTTTTGCATCTTTTTTCAAAAGGTTGAAAACCACATTTACTAGCGCGGCGGTTTCATCGTTTGTGGCCAATGACGAAATGTAATTGTTTACCTTTTCGATTCCTGCGGTTACGGTATCATCCCAACCGTCGTTAATTCTGTAGCCAATTGTGATCTCTTCTTTATCGGTTGAAAAGGTGTGTGATTGCTGTTTTTGTTTCAATCCGTACACTTGATTTTTCAAGTCTAAAATATCTTCAAAGAATTTGAATGTTTCGGTTTTGGCTTCGCTAATGATTTCCGAGGCGCGGCAAAGTTTGAAGAATGCTTTTGGTACCGTTTCGGCAACTAATGCTTTGTAGACTTCGCGGTCTTGGTCTTTTTTGGCTTCGATTTTTGCCAAGGCATCTTTCAGTTCTTGTGCTGTAAATTGTGCGATTGGTTTTGGGTGTTCTGCTGTGTCTGTGTTCATTTGGTGTGGATTATTTATTAATTTCATTTTCGATTGCTGATTCTAGAGCGAAACGCCGCTCGACTTCTAAAGCGTTTTTAAATAGCTCTTTTACATCTGGATTTGTGTAGAAAAATTCAACCAGAAGTATCAGGCAGTCTTTAGCTTTTCCTTCTATTGTTGCCTCAGCTTTTTCTTCTGTCAGGTTAATTTTAATTAGTGCGCTCATTTTTTAATTGGTTATTAAATTAATATCTGTTACTTTTTGAATGGCGAATCGGATTTTGCTTTCAAGCTTTGGAGGGCATTGATAGTGTCGAATGTCCGGCTCTTTATTATCTTGGTTCATTTGGCTTAACAATGCGCCTCGTTCTTGGTTTATGCAAATGCGCTCATTGGTTGTAAAACAGGCGTCTCTTCCCCAGGTTTGTTGATCGCTGTCATAGACTAAAACATCATACAAGTTTTCAAGGCGGTTTTTGATGGTGTCACTCATTGGTTAGTTCTGGTTAAAGTTTAGACTATGGATTTTGATACCGTTGATTTTCTGTGCGTTGGCGGTTGATGTTTTTTTAATAGCATTCAGCAGCGCCATTGGACGGATGTTGAACATTCGATACGTGCATTCTGCATAGCATCGTTTAAAGTCCTCGGCAATGATGGTGTTATTATCCTGGTAACGTGCCGTCAACTGTTCGAAGTCCTTTTCACACTTGCCGTACTCGGTCATAAACCATTTGTTAATGGAGGAGTTGGCAAGGACTTTTTGAAACTCGTGCGTGTTGATGGTTACGGTTTCGCACCATCTGGCGTAGGCTCCGAAAATCATATCATCATACTCTTCGGGGGTCATTTTTAATTTTTGATTGATTGTTGTTTTTGTCATGGCTGTTTGTTTTTAATCTGGCTGCTCTCCTCTTATTTTTTCAAATCCTTCTTTCCAAACAATGTAACTGCCACCATTTGGACCGATTGTGCGTCCCTTGCATGATGCTAAGTATCCGGATACAAATACTTTTTTGTTGGCATCATACATAATTTTCTTTTCTAACTCTGAATAGGGGTGATTCCCGTTGGCCATCCCTGAAATGAGTATTATCTTTCGTCGCTTATACTTTTTAGTGAATTCAAAATATTGCGGAATATCTTTAAAAAAGTAAGTGGCCGAATTGATAACTACTACTTTAGGACTGTCTCTCTTATCGAGATAGGCACATAACTCTTCGTAGTTATAGCTTGCTGTCACAAAGTTTTCTTTCACATCCTGCATATTCTTAAACTTCAACCTGTTTATGAAATCGAAATCGTCTAAATCCTCTTCTAATTCATTATGGATTGCTTTTAAATCTCTACAAAACTCCTTTGTAACATCTAACATTAAACTGCTTTTACCTGATCCCGAACCTCCCCAAAAAAACCAAACTCCTTTATTTTGTGGGTTCCCAAATGCCTGATATAATTGGGGTGCGGTTTCAGAAAAATCAATGAGCGTTACCTTTTGATTAATAACATTAGCAACGGTTAAGGCTTTTTTGAGTGTTACCATAAAAGATCACCATCAGGGAGGTTTAATAATCTTCGAACTAATCCCATACTTAAAGGCTCATTCAATCTTTCGGCCTCTCGCATTGCAGGAACAATGATGTCGTGAAGCTCACCATAGTTATTGCAATTTCTAAGCAGGAATTTTTTAAGTTCGCGGTCTTCGATGTCATTGATAAATAGAACATAACCTCGGTCAATATTTGGCAAAAGTTTCAAACCCATTTTAATGCGTCGGTGAAACTGTGGTATGCCGGATTGGTCTCTGCGTTTTAGTTTTTCGATGTTGGTAATCAATTGTTGCGTACCAACCAAGGCGATGGAACAATATTGATTTACATAGTCGAATATTTCTTTCACGGCACAAAGAGCGGGTTGTTTTAAATATTCTGACTCGTCAATAATTAGCATTGGAGTATAATTTTGAAACGTGAGCGATCTCAATTTTGTCGCGATGCTTCTAATTTTTGCAGACTTGGATTTCACACCATCATTTACGTTCAAAACTCGTAGTGTCTTGTCAAGTAAATCGACAAGAGAGTCGCTAGAACCCGCTGTGATTATAAATGCATCCATCGGATTTTTAGCAGCGAATAAACCTGCTGTAAACGACTTTCCACAACCCGTTTCGCCAATCAAAACTATAGGTGTATGATGTTCTTTAGCGTTTTTTAGATGTGCAAGAATAGCGTTGGTTTGCGCTGTTGGTTGTGTTTGCCAATACACCTTTTCGGTTTTAAAGCCGCATAAATCAGCAAGTGAATTAAAGTGTCTCACCGGAATAAATCCTTGAGAGCCTCCAGCATCATACATAAAATTACTATCAGGCTTAAGAATCATTGACACATATTCTTTGCGAACGCCAGTTTTAACGGCGACATCTGCTTGTGTCATTTTGTGTTCTGCCATATAGGCTATTAAGGCGTTTACGATTTCAATTTTTGTAATTTGTTCCATTGTTTATAAGTAGTCATTTATGTTAGTTCTTGATTTGTTGTAGGCGTCTTGGTCTTGGTTCCAGTTGGTAACGAGTTGCTTTTTTTCTTTTACTTCTTGCACTTCGATAAGGTGTTGTGTTTTGGCCTGTAATCTGTTTTCGCTTTTGTGATCTTTATGTTGGCCACGGGAATCAGTTAGTAAATGTTTGGCAAGGGTGTCGTTTAGCAAAGGATTGGAAAACATTTCCTCTAAAACTTGAATGTTGCTTTGACGTTCGTCAGTGATATACTGCATCACGTTTGAGTTGTAATTTTTAACCTCGGTCAATTTCAATGCATCGCCTTCGGTACGTTCTGCGAGTGCCATTGGTTGGATGTGTTTTTGTTCCAATAGAAATTCGTAGGTTCCAACGATATCCACTAGCTTTCCGTTTCGGGAGTTGGCATTGGTTACCAAAACTTTTGACAAATCTTGTGGATCATATTGTACAGCCCAATCCAAGTGCGCCAATTTTCTAAAATTCAAATCGAATGAATCATAAGTAAATGTTTGACCGTTGATGGTTGGCGTTAAGCCTTGACCTTGTAAGCGATTGGTGTAGTTTGTAGTTTCTCCCAAATATCTCAAGTACATTGGCAAGGTTAATTCCGATTTAAACTCGGTTGCAACTTCTTGCCATTGCGAAACATAAGCGGCTTGTTTTTTGGCTCTGTCCATTTCAATAGCAGAGATCAATTGTTTGAAACATCCGCGCTCGTCAGGAAATTGATTTTTGATTTTGTTCATATACTCTGAATTTGGTTGCGAGTTGCTTCCAGAATTCACGTTATGTCCTGACCAGTTATCCATCATTTGGCAATACTCTTTGTTAAATCTGTTGAAAAACGGCTCAATGATTTTTGCTTTTGCGTTTTTGGCTTTTGTTGGTGTAAAATGTGAGCTACAAGCCTCATAAAGCGGCGTAAGTGCTTTTATTTGATACCTGTCACATTGCAATTGATAAGGGCGGTAATAGTCGCCAAACAACTCCTGCGAGTGTTGGAAAGCGTTGCGTAAAGCAGCTTTTATCAAAGCTGGGTTTTCGTGCGATCCAATGGCGTATCCAATGATGTATTTATTATAAGGGTCAACAACCATAACAGCAGTTAATCGGTTGTGATACGTGGTAACTTTCTTGCCTTCTTTATTGATACCTGTTTTTTGATAAAGAAGCTCTGCGTCCCAACCGTCAAGTGTCCAAAAAAGCATTGGTTTGGTTGGCGCAGTTCTTTTGTTTTGCATCAAGACATAATTTGAAAGCGCATTGGCACCATTACGACCCGCATAAACAACAAGGTTTGCATCTTGTTTACGATTGGCCACAGTTTGAGGCGTGATGGTTTTCCAGTACAAACGCTCGGCAACCGAGTTGTAAATGTTGGCCACTTGTGTATAATCAAGATTGGTGTGTTTGGCAAGAAGCTCGTCAATAAGAGCCAGTTGATCATCGTCTTTAACTTTACGGTTGTCTTCGCCATAAGTATAAGCGTTGTAAAAATCCCAAGCTTTGCGGTCAGCTTCAAAATGACTGGCAAAAAAGGATTTTTTAATTTCAGTTTTAGGATTCCCGAATTTCATTGTCAAACTATCTTTCCAATTTTGGCAAAGTGAAGAGTACAACACTAGGGCATCGTAATTTAAGGATGCACGGCGAAGTTGGGTTTCGGTGCAAGTCTGAGAAATGACTCTTTTATTCAAAGCATTATAGCTTATGACTCCGAGTGATTCAGGATGTGCGTTTCGGTCAAAAATCAGAAACCCAATTTTTACTCCTAGCTTGTTATTATAAAATTCGTATGGATTTTCCATTTGTTTTAATTTATTCCCGTCGTTGTAAATTCCTAGTTTATGAACTCTTTAAACTCTTCAATGAGTTGTTGCTTAAAATCCTCAATTTTTTATTTGGCTATTTTTATAGGCCCTAAAACAATAATACCAATAGACACCAAACCAAAAAAGGTCTAAAAAGCCAATAGAATCAATACTTCACAATAAAAAAGGTCGAAAAAGGTTTATAAACAAAACTTCCTTTTATGTACCATCAACTACTATTTAACTACCGTTGAAATAAGCATTAATAGCCCTTATTAGCAACAATCTACCATTGGAGCGTATAAACACCCGTGAAACTACTATTTAAAAGGGATTTAAAGCATATTTAAACATTGTTTAGCCTCATTTATTGAGGCTTTTTTATGCTATAATGCTAAATTTAGGAAATGACAAAAAGCGGTTATTTTAGTATTGGGTAGCCTATTGGGTAGCCTAATGGGTAGCCTCAACGATGTATAAAAAACTATTCAAGAATACCCCCTAAATGTAAAATATTTCAATAAAAGGCATAAAAAAAGGGGTTAATATACCCCGTAATGTAATGAAATAGACGGTAAAAACATATAAATTAACTGATAATCAGATGTTTAGTATTTCACGACATAGAATTTATCCGAATAGATGCCTTAATTAGTGCTAAAGCCCTGACTTTGGTTAAAGATACATCCCTGTCGTCGTGGTGTTTGTTTTGGCTTACTAACTTGATCCATTCCTCGCCTTTTTCAGATTTCTGTATGTATTTTACGGTTACCATTTCGTCTCCGTCCTGGTCTATGCTAATTAAATACATTTCGCCCCAAAAAATGCCATCGAGTATGTTGTTGATCTGTTTGTACATAATGATGTCCCCGGATTTCAAAAGCGGATACATACTGTCTCCAGTTATGTAAACAGCACCATCACATTTGGGTAAATTAGGAATTTGAATGTAATCGACAGGCTTTGATTGTTTGGTGTCATTGAACAAAGTAACTATTCCTGCTGTTGCTTCAATATTATATAAGGGAATTTTTTGACCGTCTAAAGGTGAATCCGTTTTGTGGTTATAAACCGAGGCGGTATTATTTACTTGTAATAGGTTTTCACTTTTCAGCATAACACCATTTCCGGTATTAATCCAAACTTTGTTTATATTTTCATCAACTGCGCATATCTTATCTATGAACTTATCTGAAAGCGGCACCTTTTCATTGATTATCTGTGAAAACGAAGACTTAGTGTAACCAAGCTTGGTCGCTAATTCAGCATCATTGTCGGCATAGCCAACATAAATTAGCCATTTACAAAGTTTTTTAAGCCTTTCAATTTTAGTCATTTATAATTTAATTTACACGAAATATAAAAAAAGGTTATATTTTATTATTTATAATCGAAACAAAGTTTATATATTTGCCTCAACAATGAAACAAAGATATATAAATTAACAATTAGTTATGACAATCGAAGAAATAAAAAGCAAAATCCAGTACGGCGACTACACCACTCTAGGTAAAATGTTCAAGATTCCTACTGCTACAATCAAAAGTAGGTTTTTAAGAGGAGACGAAAAGGCAGCCGAGGCAATGACAAAAATTATTGAATCACGAGAAAAGCTTATTGAGGACTTCAGAAAGCAACTACTCGATGAGTATAAAGATTTTATCAATTAGGATTCACTTCAATTAAAGCTAGGCAGAACAAATGGAAAATCCATACGAATTTTACAATAACAAGCTAGGAGTTAAGATCGGGTTTCTGATTTTTGACCGCAATGCACATCCTGAGTCATTAGGTGTCATTAGCTATAATGCTTTGAATAAAAGGGTTATTTCAAAAACCTGCACCGAAACCCAATTGCGCCGTGCGTCCTTAAATTACGATGCTCTGATACTTCACTCCTCCCTTTCCCAAGATTGGAAAGATAGCTTGACAATGAAATTTGGAAATCCTAAAACTGAAATCAAACGATCCTTTTTTGCCAGTCATTACGAAGCTGACCGCAAAGCCTTTGATTTTTTCGCAGCCTATACTTATGGAGCCGATAACAAGAAACTCGATTTAAAGCTCATCGAAACCTACACTTACAACGCCTCAGTTTTGAATGCTGTTATCAAATGTAAAGACAATCGCAAAGCTTACATCAAAGCTTTGGGAGCCACTCAAATTGACTTATGGCAAAGTCTTACCAATGACGTTAACTGCTTTCGTGAAGTAGAGCATAACCTGCCAACAACTTCCAGAGGTTTGAGAATTCGTTACAACGAATATGTGAAAAACAGCTATGTTTCTTTAATCTCTGGACGTTTGCAAAATCAAAACGCATCGAAAGTTAAAGACGATGATCAACTGGCTCTTATTGACGAGCTATTGGCAAAACACACCAATCTTGATTATACACAAGTGGCTAATATTTACAACTCGGTTGCCGAAAGATTGTATTGGAAAACCATTACACCTCAAACTGTGGCCAACCGCAAACAGGATAGTAACATTGTCATTTATGCAGGTCGCAAAGGTGCTAATGCGTTATCGAATAACATCTTGATGCAAAACAAAAGAACCGCACCAAGTAAACCAATGCTTTATTGGACTTTGGACGGTTGGGATGCGGAGCTGCTTTACCAAAAAACGGAAACTAACGCCAAAGGTTACGCCACAACTACTTACCACAACCGCTTGACTGCTGTTATAGTATTAGACCCATTCAACAAATATATTATTGGGTACGCCATTGGAACCCACGAAACCCCGGCTTTGATTAAAGAGGCAATGCGTAACGCTTTCCAACATTCTCAAGAGTTATTTGGGGCTTATTATCGCCCTTATCAGTTGCAAAGTGACAATTATGCCAAAGCCACTTTGACACCTCTTTACGAGGCTTGCTCGGTTCATTACACACCTGCAAAAGTTAAAAATGCTAAATCCAAAATCATTGAGCCATTTTTTAATCGCTTCAACAAGGAATATTGCCAAATGTTTGACAACTGGTCAGGCCATAACGTAAACTCCGGGAGTGCCTCACAGCCAAACAGCGAGTATATGAACAAAATCAAAAATCAATTTCCTGACGAGTATGGATGTCGCCAACAATTGATAGCTGCTATTGAAACTGATAGAGCCAAAAAACAACAAGCTTACGTGTCGCAATGGAAAGAAGTTTCAACCGAGTTTAAATCGGAATTAACCTTGCCAATGTACTTGAGATATTTGGGAGAAACCACAAACTACACCAACCGCTTGCAAGGTCAAGGCTTAACATCAACCATCAACGGCCGTACATTGACTTATGACTCATTCGATTTGAATTTCAGAAAATTGGCGCACTTGGATTGGGCAGTACAATATGATCCGCAGGATTTGTCAAAAGTTTTGGTGACCAACGCTAATTCAAGAAGCGGAAAGTTAGTGGACATTGTAGGAACCTACGAATTTCTATTGGAACAAAAACACATCCAACCAATGGCACTCGCAGAACGTACCGAAGGTGACGCATTGAAATTGACCGAGGTTAAAAATTACAATAGCAATGTAATGCAGTACATCACTGACGAGCGTCAAAGCAATATTCAGTCTTTGGAAACTTTGTTTACTAATCCACTTTTGAATGACACGCTGGCCAAACATTTACTGACTGATTCCCACGGACAGCATAAAGACCGCAAAAGCGAAAATAGATTACAGGCCAAAACACAACAACTTATCGAGGTGCAAGCCACGACCGACAAAAAAGAACTTAACGCTTCTTGGAACCAAGACCAGGACAACTACAATAAAGAAAAAATTGACTACTCAAATTACTTATAACTATGGAAGAATTTTTCACAACAATTGAACGTCACCCAGAAACTGCAATAGCAATAGCAATAGTCATTTTTTGGCTAATTCTCGCAATCAAAAGTAAAAACTAACAATAACAAGACCTACCTCAAAACAATGGAACACATTACAAAAATTGAAATCGTAAACGCACTTAATGCTTATATGGCTGAACACAAAATGACACAGGCCGACGTATCTTCTAAATCAGGAGTTCGTAAAGAGTATGTGTCAATGATACTTAAGCCGGGAAGCAACTTTATGTACAGCTCTGGCGATGTTCAAGGATTTATACCGGCCAAACATTTTAATGCCTTGGCAAGCCTTTGCGGATTTGCTACCGAGAAAGTATATTGGCAAACCCAACCAACGGCTCAAGCCAATTCCATCTTTGCCAACTTGCAAGATGCCAAAGCCCACCATTTGACAGTAACCCTAATTGGCGAAACCGGATGCGGCAAGTCTTACACCGCTAATTTATTCGCTGCCAAAAATCCTTTGGACACCTTCATAGTAACAGCCGGTTCCAGCGACACACTTTCTGACCTTATTGACAAGATTGTTGACGAGTTAAAAATTCACGCCACCGGACGCTCTAAATCAACCAAAATTCGTCAGATAGCCTCCAAGATGGCAATGCTTAAAAATTACGGTCACAAACCAATGCTAATCATTGATGAGTCCGAATACTTGAAACAAGCCGCCTTGTGTGCAATGAAAGAACTCTACGACAACTTACACGAATACTGCTCACTGGTATTCATTGGTACAAATCAGTTAGTTGAAAATGTTGAAAAATTGAAACGCCGAAATAAATCAGGTATTCCACAGTTCCACCGCCGTATCAAGTTTGGTTTGCGATTGCTGCCGAACATCGATAGGAGTTACAAACTGTTTGTTGACGACATCGAAGACCGGGAGCTCAAGAAGTTTCTTCTTTCGAACTGCGACAACTACGGCGAACTGCACGACATCATAGTTCCTGCAACCCGTGAGGCCGAAAGATTGAATGAAGCATTAAGTATGGGATTAGTTCGTAGGGTGTTGAACCTTCCAGAAGGTAACCTTTTATGGTAGCACTGAAGAAAGCCTTAACCGTTGCCAATGTTATTAATCAAAAGGTAACGCTCATTGATTTTTCTGAAACCGCACCCGAATTGTATCAGGCATTTGGGAACCCACAAAACAAAGGAGTTTGGTTTTTTTGGGGGGGGTCTGGATCAGGTAAAAGCGGTTTAATGTTAGATGTTACAAAGGAGTTTTGCAGAGATTTAAAAGCAATCCATAATGAATTAGAAGAGGACTTAGATGATGTTGATTTCATAAATAGGTTGAAGTTAAAGAATATGCAGGATGTAAAAGAAAATTTTGTGACAGCAAGCTATAACTATGAAGAGTTATGCGCTTATCTCGATAAAAGAGACAGTCCTAAAGTGGTAGTTATCAATTCGGCCACTTACTTTTTTAAAGATATTCCACAATATTTTGAATTTACTAAAAAGTACAAGAGACGAAAGATAATACTCATTTCGGGGATGGCCAACGGGAATCATCCGTATTCAGAGTTAGAAAAGAAGATTATGTATGATGCCAACAAAAAAGTATTTGTATCCGGATACTTAGCATCGTGCAAGGGACGCACAATCGGTCCAAATGGTGGTAGTTACATTGTTTGGAAAGAAGGATTTGAAAAAATAAGAGGACAAGAACCAGATTAAAACAAACAGCTATGACAACAACAATCCATCAAAAACTAAAAATGAGCTCCGAGGAGTACGAAAATTTAATCTTCGGAGCATACGCCCGCTGGTGCGAAAGCGTAACCATCAACGCCCACGAGTTTCAAAAAGTGCTAGCCAACTCGTCCATTAACAAATGGTTTATGACCGAGTACGGCAAGTGTGAAAAGGACTTCGAACAGTTGACGGCACGTTACCAGGATAATGACACCATCATTGCCGAGGACTTCAAACGATGCTATGCAGAATGCACGTATCGAATGTTCAACATCCGTCCAATGGTGCTGCTAAATGCCATCAAAAAAACGTCAACCGGAAGCGCACAGAAAATCAACGGTATCAAAATCCATAGTCTAAACTTTAACCAGAACTAACCAATGAGTGACACCATCAAAAACCGCCTTGAAAACTTGCACGATGTTTTAGTCTACGACAGCGATCAACAAACTTGGGGAAGAGCCGCCTGTTTTACCACCAATGAGCGCATTTGCATAAACCAAGAACGAGGCGCATTGTTAAGCCAAATGAACCAAGACAATAAAGAGCCGGATATTCGATACTATCAATGCCCTCCAAAGCTCGAAAGCAAAATCCGCTTCACCATTCAAAAAGTAACAGATATTAATTTAATAACCAATTAAATGCCATTCACCCAAGAACAAATCGACAAAGCACTTGCGGAAATAGAAACTCTCGACCGCTACACAATGTGCAAGTATTGGAGGTTCGCACCTCCCGGAACCGAAATATATTTCCGCAGCGACTTGCCCACTGGAAACGCTTTCCACAAAAGGCTTTTCGTGGAGCTAGGAGGATTCACTCCCGAAATCAGTAAACAATTAGGACATTAATAATAAATAACAATTATGAACACAGAAACACAAGAAAAACCAGTGGATTTAAAAAACCTTACAATCGCAGAAATCAAAGCGGAACTAGCCAAAAGAGAGTCCGAGAAAAACGGAAACCGTGAAGCCTATAAAGCTCTCGTTATCGAAACCGTTCCGAAAGTATTTGACGAGATTATGTATGCGTCAAACCTCTTGACAGATTTAAAAGGACGTGTTTTTAACTACTTCAAGGATGTAATGAAGTTGAAAGCCGTGGCTTACGAAATCAAAGAAAACCAAGCCTCTCACACCTTTACTGATGATAAATACAGCATCACGATAGGCTACCGTCAAAACGAAGGTTGGGATGATACGGTAAGTGCCGGAATTGCCAAAGTAAATGCCTTTATCCAAACCTTGTCAGTTGATGAAAACACGGCAAAATTGGTTGAAACCATCAACTCACTTTTGAAGAAAGATGCTAAAGGTAATTTGAAGGCCAACCGAGTTATGGAGTTGCAGAAAATGACCCAAAACTTTAACGATGCCGATTTTACAGATGGTGTCGAAATCATAATGAAGTCTTACAAGCCTGTTCGCTCTTGTTGGTTTATCGAAGCTTCATTTTTAGACCCAGAAGGTAAATGGGCAACCGTGCCATTGTCGATGTCGTCAGTTGAATTCCCTGCCGGTTTCGAGTTTGATTTTTTCAGTGATTCGAAAGTGCAAAATGCCACCGAGTAACGACCATAGTACCGTACTGCTATTAATAATATTGATAGCAGTACTCAATGGAAAAGACATTTTAGAATATATAAAATGGCTTCGATTTAAACTAAGACTATTTTTTAAACAACTCGAAAATGAGCGTAACCATAACCATAATTCCTCTGGAGGATCATCAGCAATATAATGTAAACGGTCACACCGTTTATAAGGACTCCAATGACAACTGGATTTCAAGAACCGATATGTCTGACAACGAGCTTCGAGCATTCAGCCGGTACAAGAAGCAGGTGATTGAAAATAAGGCATTTAAAACACACACAAAAGCAACTTATAAAGTATAGAAATAATGGCAGTCAAAAGAGATAATGTATATCAAATAAAATTCAAACTGATTCCTGACAAGGTTGGTTATAAAAGTTCTTTCACGTCAGGAATAGTATTGGCTAAAACACAGGAATCGGCTATTTCTGAATCGAGTAAAAATATAGAAAAAGCCCTTTTAGCTGAGCCGTTCAAAGTTCAAATTAAAGTCCAGTCAATCGTAAAATTAAGACAAGACTTCTTTTATGTTGCCGATGACGTAAAAAAACAAGGTTAGTTAGTTCGGTTTCCTGAGTGAAAGTGGCTTTTGCGGGTTCGATTCCCGCCTTGGGAGCAAATTTAAAACAAACAACAAAATGACAAAACTAACAGGATTTAAAATTGAATTAGAGGACAACGGTCAAGATTTTTTGTCTTTTACAACTGATGAAAATGGTACAATTATTAAAACGGAACCCTTTCAAGGCGAAGCTTGGAACGGAGGATATATTCCCGTTTTATCACAATTTGAGGGAGAGCTTTGTATGATGCACAAACCTCCACACATAGACCGAGGATTTTTAAAACATAGAGTTACTAAAATCACTGAATTATACTAATATGAAACCAACCCACTACTATCTTGAAGCTAATAACTCGCTTCAAACCAAAAACAGACTACAGGCAGAATTTGCCACTTATCTGAACTCGCTAAAATCCAAACTAATTGATGCGGCCAAACTCCCAGAACTAAAAAAAGAAATCTTGGCAAAGCAAACAGAGCTCAACGCAAAATACCCACGTTGCACACCTCTTAATATTTCTTTTTGGAATCCATCAGGAGGGAAAAAGTTAATAATTTCAGGATTTTACGGTATTACATTTTCCATTAATGACGCCTATTATGAAAGCAACTAAAACCAAAGCTCCACCAGTTTACGGTGATGATTTGCCTATCACGGCTTTTCAAATCAAGGAAATTCGCAAGAACGCCAATTTTCAGGAGGACATCAAAGAAGAGTGGGTACAATGGGTAACCGGTGATGTCAACAGAACTAGCCTAACCAAACCAATTCCTCTCACCCAAGCGCAAGCCGTTCGAATTATCAAAGCCCAAACGGGTACAGAACCACAAGAGGACAATTGGGGATTATTCGATAAGGAAAACCGCCAACACCTAACGCTCCTCGCTTATATGCGCACCGCACAATGGACAACCCCAAACGGAAAGCACGGCGAAGTGGCAGACATTGACCGCCTGAGTGATTGGCTAAAAGGGAATTTATCGCCAGTAAAAAAGCCACTCAAAAAAATGAAACCGTGGGAAGTTTCCAAGATTATAGAAGCATTTAAAGGAATTATAAACTCAAAATTTAAGTAATATGTTACAAAATATTTTAATAATAATAGTCGCCTTAATGGCTGTCAGTGCCTCATTTTTTATAGGCCTTTTCGTTGGAGTCGGCAGCGCATTAGATATGCTAGAAGCCGATACAGCAATGGAAAACGACCTGTTTTGTTTTGAATGTGAAGTCGAAATGCCAGTCATAGAAAAAGACGGACAACTTCACTGCAAAAACTGTGGATTACTTCACACTAATAATTATCAATAATGGAATACAGTATAACTGAAGTATGTCCTCACGACATAGCCGAAACCAGAACCTTAAACGCTGAATGCGGATGCGAAACCACCGCTGAATTTTGCACCGAATGCGGGAAACAATTAACTAAACCTAAAACAGAATGTTGAGAGATATAAAACCAAAACTTAAAATAGATCAAGTTTTCTCCTTAGAAACAATGATGAATGTATTGGAAGGATTAAAGCCGAGGAATTTAGACGAAAAGGTAGCTTACTCAGTTTCTATTGATATTGCAGAAAAAGTGCATAAAATCTATGTCAAAACAACAAAAAGAACAGACCTTTTTAGTACCGACAAAAAATTAAATTTTAATCTAAAGTTTCACGAAGGTTATACACTTGCTATACTGATAGCAACATATTTAAAGACACTAGATAAAGAATCAAAATCTCACAACGATTTACATCAACTAGTTTTATTTCTACAGGATGAGTTTGCAAAGTAATTTAAAAATTAGCCTGATGGAAACCGTTTTTAAAGTTGAAAACGGTAAACATATCAGTTTTGAATTGACTAAACACGAACAAGGACGAATGTCCACTTGCCTTTGGTCTGACACAATGGGTTATGTAGATCAATATAAAAAAGGCGAAACGATTGCCGAAGTTTTGGTAAATGAAATCAAAACAATAAAGAGAAAAATCAAGGAAAACCCAAAAGAAAGAGCCCTTAAATGGTTGCTATCTGAAGTGAAAAAGAAAAGAGTAGAATATTCACAACTTACATTATTTTAATTATGAGCAAAAAGAAAATATACATCGCTGGAAAAGTTACCGGTGAGCCAGTCGCAGAATGCACAATGAAGTTTGGAGCCGCACAAAAAGAGCTAGAATCAAGAGGCTTTGAGGCCATAAATCCATTGGCCGTTGTGGGAGACTTTAAAGCTCCGTGGAACGCAGCAATGAAAAAGTGTATAAAAGCCCTAGTCGATTGTGACGGTATGGTAATTCTACCCTGTTGGCAAGATTCTAAAGGAGCAAGTATCGAAAGGCAACTTGCAGAGGATTTAGACATTGTCATCGTCAATTATAGCGCATTTGGCTTAAAAGTGTTAACAATAAACTTGTCTTAAATGGCACTCGAAACCACCTACACCGTCAAGATGAAGTCAGGAGGCGTTTGGCAGTTTAAATACAATTTAAAAGGTGTTTTAATTCACTTTAATGTGATGGAAGGAGATTTGACCGACAAACAAGAAAACTTTTTGTACTTGGAAGGAAAGTTCCCCTGGAAAGAAACCCAAATCAAGCAATGGTCTAAACTCTACCCGCACGCCACCGTGGAGATAGGCGATGCCGATTTAAGCTTTGATAACTTTTGGAAGCGATATGATTACAAAGTAAAAAAAGAACTATCCGAAAAAGCTTGGAACAAACTGCCCGATGCCGACAAAATAAAATGTTTCCTGCGACTCAAAAAATACAACCAAAACCTAGCTAGTTCTGGGCAAGCCAAAGCACATTTGGTCACGTGGATTAATCAAAAAAGGTTTAACGATGAAGACTAAAAATAACAATGCAATTCTCCTAATAGGATGCTGTCAAATTACTTCTACGTTAGTAACGAGATTTCAAGAGCTGCATCCTGAAATAGTAATCGCTTCTGTAACGGAACAATTAAGAAGCCCTTTCGAACCCGAGCCAATAAGGATTATAAATCATAGAGATTTATTAGCCGACCCAATATTTTATGAAAATGAGCCAAGTAAATTTATTTCAAAACCTAAAAATAATTTCAAAAAATGATACTACCATTTAGCACAAAAATGAACGGCAAGCCAACCTACTTTGTTGAGAGAATACACCAGTCACTAAAATCGACTTATTTTAATGACTCTGTTGGCTTTAGTCCGGCTCACGTTCCGAAAGATTTTGACTTTGTAATGTTTCCACTTTTAGAGCCGAAACATCACACTATCCGGGAAGATGAAAAAGACCGTTGGAAAGCCGGAAACAAAATTGATTATTTCATCAATTGCCGTCAAAAGGATATGTTTCGGTTTGCTCCGGTTCTGCCAGTAGTCAGCACTCAAAAAGTTGAGATAAGATGGTACGAACTGTTTGATAAAAAAATGGTGCGGGTCTTTATTGATAATAGAAGCTTCGCCTGTGTAAAATTTGATAGCACTATGATTGTTACCGGCGAAATGCTCCTATTTGCCCAAAACGACGGCTTTGATACAATTGAAGATTTCTTTGCCTACTTCAATGAAGACTTCAAAGGAAAAATTATCCATTGGACGGATTTAAGGTATTAATATTATTTATACATTTGAATTATGAAAAAACTACTATTACTCACAGCATTGTTTACACTGTTTTCTTGCTCTAAAAAAGTAGATAGTGTAGCATCTTTTGAATTTAACGGAGCTTGGTACTGGGTCGTTCAATATGAGCCGGACGCAACTAAAAAGGAAATTGAAGATTATGTAAACACCTGGGCGAATCCAAAGCAAACCAGCCATTTTTTTGTGTTTGACAACTCGTTGGATTTGTCGGTTTTCAAAAAACAGGCATTCAACTTCAATAGTTTTGCCGCCACTGTTTTGGCTAACAAACCAAAGTATGGTTTTTATAAAATGCCACCTGACAATAAATTGAATGCCGATGCCGTTTGGCTCTTGGAGCAATCACAAAAAAAATAACAAAAAACCCACTCAAAAAAGTGGGTTTTTTTTATGGGAAAAAGTTTTCTATTTTTGTGATATGACACGTAAGGAACGATTCGACGAAAGAAACAAGCTAGTGCGCAAAATGTTTTATGACCTTCAGGCCAAGAACAAACGCTGGCGCATCGATGCTGTTATAGATGAAGTGGCCTGCAAGATGTTTCTCGCTAGTAGAACTGTCGAGGCGATCATTAAATACGAAGGCATTTATAACGATGCTCGGCCAATGCCAAAACCTCAATTACAATTGGCACTTTAAACCCTTTTTAAAGATTCTTTAAAAACTATTTCCCTGTCGTAAATTTCACGGCATTCGCCTGTGACTCTTCCACTTGTTTTTTGGTCATTGTATTGGAGTACGGCATTTCGCCAAAAATCTTACCGCTAAGAGCTGCATTGTTTTTAAACGCTCCTTTGATGTCTATCTCTGGAATCACGTTGCTAGGCTCTTCGTCTGTTTGCTCTAATCCACAACGACAACCCCAGTCTGATGGTACACAGTGCGATTTCCAAAACGGGTGATTGATAGGTAAAATCAATCCGTCTAAAGCTCTGTGCTTTTCACGTGTCCGGGCGTCGTTTACGGCGTTGTATCTTAGGTTTGGGTATAAGTCCGCATCGGCTTCATAACGCTTCCAATTTTCCACGCTGTTGGCTGTTGCAATCGTATGGTGGTACTCCGTTTTTAGAAAACGTTGGTTGTACTCCACGTTCAATTCGGCCGCTTTCTTTTTGAAATCATTCCAGGATAACACTTTATTTCCCTCAGTAAGTGCGGCCTCGAGTTGTAATCTAAAACTAGTCTCTTTGAAAGCCGAAAACTCAGCAATGCTGTTCTTTAAACTATTGGCTAAATCCCCGTCATAAAACTCTGAATTGACGTTATAAGCCCCGTCAAAAACCGTACTTAAATGGGTGTTGTAATATTGCCAAAGTGCCTGTTTATTTTCTTCAGATACGCTTCTGTCGTCAAATAATTGTCTAAAATAATTTTCTATTAGCCCGCTTAAATTGTCGTCTTGTTTATCTAGTTGTACCACCGGATGCTCAACCTCGCAACAGTGGGAACGATAATACAGTTTAAGCAGGCTTAGGGCTTTTTTACTGTTTCACTCTGACTGGCTATTTTAGCGATACGAATTGGCACGCCAAACAATTCCTCAAACTCATCCCAAGAACCCCAAGAATGACGTTTTAAAATGGTGTAAACGGCTGCCTTTTCTAATATGCCGATGTTGCTGTAAAACTTGGCATATAGTAAAATATCATCTACCTCAGACACATCAAGTCCCTTGGTTCCGTTGATGTCGTACAATAGTATCTTTTGTCCTGGTACCAGCAAACCACGATCAACCAATTCAACTTCTTTGATGTTTCCTTTTTCGAACTCCTTTACCCATAGAAACGCTTCACCCCGGTATGTAGTCTTGTGAGCTTCCTCAAGAAGATAGTCAAACCACTCCTGGTCTTCAATAAATGCAGTCAATTTATCGTCCTTAATTCCGTCTGTCGAAAAAATAAAATCTTCGTTGATGGTTCTTAGCGTCCTGTCCTCGGTTACAGCCGTAAGATGTCCGTCAAGCATAATGTCGTCATAAACTTCCTGCATTGGAAAAAAACGAGGAATATCAGATTGATAATAAGCGTATCGTGCCGCTTGCCAATCGGTAATCTCTTTTCGCCACAATCTACGTTGTCTACGAATAACGTCCACCATCAAATTGGTTATTTTGGTAATGTCGCTAGTGTCTATATTAGAAAGGCTTACATTTTTCCCAATGGCATTACCCGAGAGATTCACTCTACTAACTCTTTTTTGGGCGTTGGCGATACTTTTATTTTTTGAACTCATTATCTTAATGTTTTGTCTAATTCTCGTTTTATTTTGTCAAATATTTGTCGATTCAAATAGGCCGACTTTCCTATAAATTGTCTTTTTGGCATTCCGTCCAGTCCTTCGTTATGTCTTGCCGCATACGGCTTGTAGGTTCTAAAAACCACGGTATTATTTGCCTTGCTTACGCTTGATTTAAACGAATTTTTCAGTTTGTCACCACCTGCATTGAATCCCACTAATACAGCTCTGTCTACATTTCTACTCCCAAATCGGTTTAGGCTTCCAGTACGTCCTACACGGTTGGTTCTATAGGTTGTTTTGTCTAGTCCATTTTTATCGACTATTTTTCTGGCTTTCCAGTGGGTAGTTGACGTGTCCGTAAATCCTTGGTCTCTAAAATTCTTTGCAATAAATTTTATTCCTTCAGCTCCAATTACTCTTAAAGCTTTATCGGGTATCTCTTTGGAAGCTTTCCAAAGCATTCTTTGCAAGTCTTTTAAACTACCAGACATTAGGATAGTTTTTGCG